GATTGAAGAACATATTTCGGGTATTCCAGGTGACTTTTTTATAGATAATTTATTAAAAAAGTGTTCAATTAGTGAGCAAGCACAAATAGCAAAGGAATATGTTATGATGAGAAAAATGAAAGACATGAGGAGGCGAGGGAGAATATATGATTGGCTTTAGTGAAGGGTTTCATGACGCTGCCATAGCAGTTGTAAACAATGGTAGAATACCTTACGCAGCACACTCAGAGAGGTACTCTGGAAGAAAACACGATAAACATCTAGATATCACAGCAGCATCTACAGCGAGACTATTATCGACTGATGGTAAGATAGCATTCTATGAAAGACCTTGGTTGAAAAGAACCAGACAATTCTTTGCAGGTCAGAAAGCGTGGTATAGAGAAAGACACTTATCTCTCAAACCAACAGAGTATCATAGTCACCACAAATCACACGCAGCAGCAGCGTTTCAAACATCACCTTTTGATCAGGCAGCGTGTGTGGTGGTTGATAGTATAGGTGAGTGGGATTGTACATCCATATGGACAGCAAAGTATGTCAAAGGACATGCGTGTTATAAGAAAGTGTGGTCACGTTGGTATCCGCAATCTATTGGTCTATGGTACTCAGCGTTGACTAAATGGGCAGGTCTGCGTCCACTAGACGAGGAATATATTTTTATGGGTATGGCAGCGTATGGTCATCCCGTGCATTTGAATGTGGTAGAGAGAGCGTTACGAAGAAATAATCACAAAGGTATTAGACTAGGTAATTACGATAAGTGTGATGTCGCTAAGAGTGCAGAAAGAATATTGCAATTAGAACTTAATGAGATATTTGACATAGCGTCACGATATAGTAAGAATATTTGCTATGGGGGTGGTGTTGCCTTGAATTGCGTTGTAAACACAGGTCTAAGGGAAATGTATAATCTTTGGATTATGCCTTGTCCTGGCGACGCAGGGGGTGCTCTGGGTGCAGCATGTTTGGCATATGGTAAGAAGGTTGCTTTCAGTCCATACCTCGGATATAATATACAAAAGTTCTGTGATCCAAGGAGAGTTGTTGATGCACTCCTCGAAAAAAGAGTCGTGGGGGTTGCAAATGGTCGTAGTGAGTTTGGTCCTCGTGCTCTCGGTAATCGAAGTCTATTGGCGGATCCACGCAAAATTTCAACAAAACACCAAGTAAATGCGATAAAAAGGCGTCAGAAGTTCAGACCTTTCGCTCCTGCGATATTAGAAGAGTATTGTACGGATTATTTTGAAATGCCAGGACATTCAAGATATATGTCGTATGTTTATCAATGTAAGCGTCCACACGACATTCCTGCGGTTCTACACGTCGATAATAGTGCTAGAGTACAAACTGTACCAGAATCATCGGAATCCATCCTCAGGGATGTTCTAGAGGTGTGGTATGAACATACAGGTTGTCCCGTGCTTTTGAATACGTCATTGAATATAAGAGGTATGCCTATGGTAAATGATTTTTGTGACGCACTCAACTTCTCCTCAAAGTATCATGTTTCTGTATTTTAATGGTTGCTCATATACAATGGGTATGGAATTGGATAATCGTGAGTACGAATATTATGGAGTCAGAGATAGATTCTCAACCCTAGTAAGTAATTATTTCAAAGCAGATCATTTGAATGACGCAAAAGGTGGTGATAGCAATGATGAAATTGTAATGAGATCATTAGAATTTTTAGAGGATAATGTGTGTGATTATGCCATCATAATGCTGACACATGCTGAGAGAATGAATTTTAATAAAAGTATCAGACCTCATACTCATTCAAGTTTTTATGAAGAATATTATGACGATGAGGTAGGATCATTGAATTTTTATAAGAATCGATACATTTTAGAACAAGAGTTTGATAAAAAAAATATTCCTCTTCTTTTGTTGCAATATCATAATGTGTATGGTGATAATGTTTGGAGCAGACGTTGTAAAGGTAAATTGCAGACAATCGCCAACCGCACTCTGATCGACAACCCTCTTGACAGGGAAAAAACATTATTAGGTAGAAGAAAAAATAAAAAATATTATTATAGCGATACAGAGAAAAAGACACTTTGCCACTTCAATATCGAAGGTCACAAAAGAGTTGCAGACTATATTATAGGTCAATTGACATAGACTAAATAACGCAGTATAATGAATTGAAAGATCTTTCGGAATGGCAAAAGGATTCAAAGTGGTCACCACACCACCAGCAAACAGTGGTAAATCAGAAAAGTCTAATGAGTTTTCTATAGAAGCAGCAAGAGAGTTAGTCAAGGGCAAAACTTTCATATTCTGTTTACCTGGTAGGACTGTTTCATACGTCTATCTAAAAAACTTTGTACAGTTAGCATTTGAGATTGTACAGAAGGGCGGTACTCTACAAATATCGCAAGACTATTCATCTATGGTAAACTTTGCCAGATGTAAGTGTCTAGGAGCAAATGTTCTCAGAGGTCCTGATCAGTTACCATGGGATGGTAAGTTGAAGTATGACTATCAGTTATGGATCGACAGTGACATCGTATTCGGTCTAGAACAGTTCTATAGACTTCTTTGGATGGATAAGGATATAGCGGGTGGTTGGTACGTTACAGAGGACGGACAGACCACATCCTGTGCACATTGGATGGAAGAAGAGGATTTCAAAGCAAATGGTGGTGTAATGAACCACGAGATGTTAGATGGTATACAAAAGAGAAGAAAACCATTTACAGTTGACTATTCTGGATTTGGTTGGTTGCTAATCAAGCATGGTGTGTTTGAGAATGAACAAATGAAGTATCCATGGTTTGCACCACAGATGCAAGTATTTGAATCTGGTGAAGTACAAGACATGTGTGGAGAAGATGTATCATTCTGTTTAGATGCACAGAAAGCAGGATATGAAATATGGGTAGATCCTAAATGTAGAGTTGGTCACGAGAAGAATAGAATAATCTAATTTTCTATATACGTTTGAGTATGCAATATAGGAATGGATGACAGATACGATATCTACGTCGACGGGGTCAAGACACATGAGAGCATATCCGAAGAAGAAATGGAAGAAGTCACTCAAGATTTGGCAGACGAATTCTACGAAAACGGTTGGCCACACCCCAAAGATGTAGAAGTAAAATACCTAGGACATGAATAGGGTTCCGTGCGAACCCTTTTTTTGTGGCACTAAATAGATAAATATACCGAGAACTCCTTCCACGACGGAATAGTGCCACTACAGAGAACATCAGAACCATTCAGAGATATATCTTTGACCTTCAAACGTCATCCTGTGACGAATGATATTATAATGCTAAAAAATGAAGATGCAATCAAACGTGCAGTGCAAAACCTTGTACGCACACAGATTGGTGAGAGATTTTTCAATACTAAATTAGGCACTAGAATTACTTCATCTCTATTTGAATTAGCAAATGATGATTATATTGAACCAATTCAAACTGAAATAGAAATGGTCATAACACAATATGAACCAAGAGTAGTTTTACAACAAGTCGTAGTAGAAAGCAGACCAGAACAAAATGCTTTGGATGTTTCTATACAATACAAGATTGTGGGACTCAATGCACCCTCACAGAATGTCCAATTTATTTTAGAACCAACTAGGTTATAATGGCACTACAGCAATTTACAAACTTAAACTTTGAGGATATAAAGTCATCCATAAAGGATTACCTTAGAGCAAATACTCAATTCAAAGATATGGATTTTGAAGGGTCTAACCTTTCTATCCTAATTGACATACTAGCGTATAACTCATATACGACAGCATACAATACGAATATGGCGATCAATGAGACATTCATTGATAGTGCCACTCTAAGAGAGAATGTAGTATCATTAGCAAGAAATATAGGTTATGTTCCAAGATCTAGAAGAGCAGCGAGAGCAACTGTCAATTTCAATGCATCAGGTATAACATCCACAACAAAACAGATAACATTTCAACCAGGTGTAATTGCAAACGGTTCAGTATCAAATATAAACTATGTCTTCTCACTACCTGAGGCTGTGTCATTCAATGCTCTCAATGGAGCATCTCAAGGTAGGTTAGTAATATATCAAGGTCAATATGTCACTAACTCATATGTTGTAGATAATAATAATCCTAGTCAAAGAT